CCCCGCCGTTCGTTCAAACTCGCGAAGCGGTTGACCGGGTCGGCGGTGGCCGCTCTGAAAACGTTCTGGGATGCGCACCGGGACGTTCCGTTCTTCTTCTACAACCCCTGGGAGGCGACGCCGGTGGGATCCAACTACGACCCCGATGGAAATAGCACGACCGGGCGGTACACCGTCGTCTTCCGGGGCGGTTGGGCGCAGGAGATGACCATCGGGCGTGTCAACGTGCCGCAGATCGAACTCGTAGAGGTGGCGTAGGTAAAAAATGTCCGACACGATTGGACGCATCCCGGTCCCGGATCTCGTTGACAGCGGGCTCACGTTTCCGCTGATCAGCGACTTCGGCGCAGGCGTCAGCCAGGACCGGCCCACTGTCGTCCACCAGTTCGGGAGCGTCGACGCCAAGATCGAGCAGCGATTTGCTGTTGGTCTGGGGCCGCGGAAGTTTCGGTTCCAACGCGCCGGCATGAACCTCCGGGACCGCGCCCTGCTCGCGGCGTTCTGGCAGCAGCTTCCGACAGGCGCGGTCGGGCACAAGGGCACGCAGGGACCGTGGGCGTCGTTCACCTATAACGCACCAAACCCCGATGGGACGACCACCGCGACGAAGGTGACGTTCGAGAACGCCCCGTTGACGCTCCAGTACCTCCAGCAGGTGTGCCAGGTGGGCTTGACGTTTGTCGAGGTGCCGGATCCGACCGCGGCGCCCACGTACACTGTCGCCAGCACATGCCTGCGCTTCCCCTCCAGCACGCTCAAGACTGCGTTGCTCGCGCAGGTCCAGGAGATCATTCCGCTCATCCACATCCGCGTGCGCGAGCAGGCGGTGGACGACATTTACCTCTCTGACCGGCGCTGCACGGTCGGCGGCCAACTCTACCTACCGCGCGTGCTGGGCCTCGGCGAGTCGGGGACCGAGGTGATCATCCAGCAGGACATCGCCGGCGGCGCGGACAACGTCCAGTTCACGTTCGGCAACGCAGACCGCGTGATGACGCAACTGGCGAACGACACGGACCTGAAGCAGGCCACCATCGACCTCTCGCTCTACCACGTCAACAGCGGCATTCTGCTCCAACTGTGGGCAGGGTTCATCATCACCTTTGCGACGGACGGCAGTCCGCAGTTCGCGGTGCGCGCGAGCGACGGTTTGTACCAGGTTACTCAGCAGTACCCGGTCTCCGTGGTCTCGCGGACGTGCTGGAAGCAGTTCAACGACGGCGCCGGCTGTCCGTACGCAGCGCACGGTAGTGGCGGCGATCCGACGTCCTGCGATTACTATTTCGATTCCACGAACGGTTGCCAGGCTCACGGCATGGCCCCCTACTTTGGCGGCCACCCGGCACAGCCGCAGGGTGTAAACATCAAGGACAACTCTACCGGCACCTGGGGTTTTGGCCGCAACAACGTCACCGCAACGTCGATCGTCACCGACTCGATCTGGGGCAACGCCATCCAGGAGATCTGGTGCAACGACGACGGCGATCCGGGGAAGGCGTTCATGGTAAAGGCCATGATCGTGGCGGGCCGCGACGAGTCCGACTTCTACGACGCTCTCGGCATCGTTGGCGCCGGCCCCATCGGGTCGTTCACCGGCATGCTGGTCTATCAGAACGCCGATGGCTACCGCTACATCATCGCGCCGACGCTTGACGGACAACCGCCGCACGGGTTCCAGGTTGACGGTGGTCTGAACGTCGTCAAGAATCAGCCGACCATGGGGCTGCGCGAGGTTCATGGCAACGATCCAGCGAACACGACCACGGATTCGTTCAGTCTCGGCCAGGGCTCGCCGCAGGTGTGGGGGCCGCAGATGGCCGCCGGCACTGCCTTCGTGGAGATCCGGCGCACCGATGCATCGGGAATCCAGGCAACCACGGCCGATTCGCACGATATGCAGGTGCCGATCTCGCAGGGACTCTCCGGCTGGACTTGGGACTCTAGCGGCACGCGGAGTGCAGTTTCGGGCTTGACGAATCCTTTCTGGATTGCTGTGAACGCGCTACTGCGCGCGCTGGCTCTGAAGCGATCGTCATCGAGCGACCAACTTACCCACTTTGTACTGTCATCGCTGAACGCGGGCGACGGGACCGGTGCCGCCGAGATCGCCGACGACTCCGTCGATGTGATTGTCGGGGCCGGGACGGAAAAGCAGTTCCGCTTCCAGGGAGTCCTAGCGCAACAGAAGCCGTTCCGCGATTGGCTCACCGAGATCCTGGCCTGCGGACTGGGCTATTTGACTTGGGAGTTCGGCAGGCTGAAACTCGGCTGCCGCATCAACGCCTCCGCGGTCGAAAGCTTCACGATCGGTAACTTCCTGCTCCAGAGCCTCCGCCTGGAGCCGATCGAAGGCTCCTTCGAACACCTGGTGATCGACTTCGCGGACCAGGCGTATCAGTACCAGGCGAACACTGCCGAATACCAGGACAAGAGCCACGCGGCTTACTACGGCCGCGCCGGCGCCCCCCTGACGGCTCGCCAGCACCTGGTGGGCTGCGGGACGCTCTCGCAGGCGCTGCGCCTGGCGGCCGTGCGAACACGCGAGGAGATCGGTGGCATCAACCCGGCAGAGTGGCGCAATGCCCGGAACGTGTCCTGGAAGACGACGGTCCTGGCTCTCAACACCGAGGTCGGCCAGGTGGTTTCGATCACCCACCCGGACGTGCCCGGAATGAAGGGGACCTGCACCGTCGCCAGCGGCGCGTGCAGCAGCCTGACCGGCGACCCTCTTGATGCATTCATCATTAATAAGGATGTCCTGATCAACGGCGCCCAATGCACCGTGACGGGAATTACCACGTCGAGCGGATTTGTCACCGGCTTCACCGTCACGCCGGTGCCCGCGGATGCTTCCGGCGCCACGTTCCGTTTCATCACGGGCGACTTCCGAATCCAGTCCTGGCGACTGAACAAGGACTGGTCGATTGATATCACGGCGCGAACCGTGACGGCGTCGATGTACGACCTCACGGTCGGGCCGAAGCCGTTGGACGTGGTGCCGGCGCTCTTGCCCGTGCTGTTCTACGCTACTCCGTTCCGTCCGGCGTGGGCGCCGTACCAGGTCCAGGCCCCCTCCACGGACGCGCTCTTCCCGAACGAGTGGACCTTCGATCTGTCCCAGGTCTACAACCCAAGCGCCGATGGCAACGCCCAGGCGAGCGTAACGGCTACCGGGAAACTGCCCGTCAACAGCTTCATTCCGAACGTGGGCGCGCCCAGTATCACGTCTGGCAGCATCACGCAGGCCACCACGGGCGGCTGGATAGCGGGCGGGACCACGCTGCGCGTGGCGGTGTGCGCCATGAACGCCAGCGGTGGCCTGACGCCGCCCAGCCAGATCGTCCTGGTGCAGTTCCCGGTCGGCACCGACACGAACACGTTCACCCTAACCGACATCGTCTGGCCCTCGGCCTCCGGCCTCACCGGCTACGTGGTCTTCATGTCGTTGCAGGACGACTTGATCTGCTACACCCAGTCCGGAAGCCTGACGCCCAGCGGCGACAGCTATACCCCGAGCTCGATCACCTGCACAGGCCCAGTCCCGCGCTCGACTTGGGCACTTCCCAACAACAACATCGCCGGCGTGCGGTTGAAAGGCAAACTGCTGGTGCACGGCGGCGTGCTGGGCGCGCGTGTCGATTCCTGCTCGGGCAACACCATCGTGGCCGCCGAGACCGTGGACCTGGCAGGCACCGACAACTGGGCAGGCCGAGTGCTCGCCATCATCGGACGCTACAACGCCGCCGCCCCTTACGTCAGCTTTTCGATCAGCACATTCGATCCCGCGACTGGGACGTTTACGCTTGGTTCCGACGCCGCGGCGGCGGGAGTTCAGGCCGGCGATGCGTTCGTGGTCTGCTTCAAGGGCTACGACAACAGTTCGAACCCGAAGGTTCTGACCGACGCCGGCCTCCTGGACGCCGAGAGCGGTCACGGCGGCCTGATCGCGCACGCTGAGAAGGGCCTGGTTATCCGGGTGATAGCGGGAACCAACCGTGGGGCAACGGCCAAGG